TTTCAAAGAACAATTATATCGATAGCTTTCACCGTAATAGATCGTGTATAACTTCTTATTAAGTTACTCACTATCGATATTTAATTTACAACTTCCTTTGTTGAAGGGTGGAGTCCTGATATTAATTAGAACTCCACTTATTCAAATAAGGAGGTTAATTGAATAATTTATTTTACTGTTTCTAAATTTTTATGATACTCGATATCATATTTTCTCCATTTAGTTATTTCTGCAATCTCCTTGATAGTTCTTTTTGTCGCTCTGTCATGATAAATCTCATTTGATTTAGCCCATTTTGCAACTTGCTTGTTTTCACGGACAGCTGATTTGTATTCAGCTTCAGCAGCTTTAACAGCTTTAACAGCGAGTTTTGCCTGGCGTGCTTCAAAGCGAGTATTTGCTCTTTCCCATTTTCCTATTTCCTTCTGTTCCTTAACAGCATCACGGTGAATTTTGTTTTCCAAAACTTTCAAACGATATCTATCTCGTTTCGATAAAGAATAAATCTCATGAGTTTTAACATACTCAAGTTTCATTTCATTGATCCCGAGTGTAAATCTTGCAGGGTCTTCTTCAGCTTGCATCTCACGATACAATTTAGTACAAGCAACTTGGGCCGAATTTAATGACTTGTAATTCTTTCCGTGTGTTTCCCCAGTTCCGTTTACGACGATGTTAAATAGATGTTTCATTTTTTCTCCTTTGTTAAAATTTGTCATCTTTATTTTTGTTACAAGATTAATATACACCCTTGGGACGAGATGTCAAACGGTTTTTGGAGAAAAAATGCATTTTTTTTCATGTTGTACACAAGAAACTTTTCTTTGAAGGTTGTTTGAATTCTCTCATTTTCTGTGAGTTTATTCAGCTTGTAGTATTATAGATCAATATAGCAATCTCTTGAAAAAAAATGCATTTTTTCTCCAAAAACCGTTTGACATCTCACACAAAAGGGTATATATTATCTATGTAACAAAAATAAGGAGTTATAAAAATGAAAATAGAAAAAGTAATCGTAAACGAAAATCTTGGATGTTATTCAACATCTGAGGGATTAGCGTTAAAAGCAAATTTGACAAATTATCAATATAATATTTACCCTGAAATAGGATTAAAATTCAATCTACTTTCTGTATTTCGTCATCCTAATACAAGGGATGAAATCTTTGCTATTGAGAGAGACGGAAAACAATATTTAATCAGTTCTAAAAGTTGTTCTTGGATATTAAATTATAATATAGGTGACAAAGTTGAGATTACTGATCTTGGTGGAGTTTATGATTCTTACACTACTTTTGCTGATTCTATAGGTTTAACAAAATATAATAATTTGGCGCCGCAAATGCACGTTGCTTGTAAAGTGTTAGCAAAAGTAACCCACCCGGAAAGACCTCATCAAACAATAGTTGCACTTGAATCAATGGACGGTGATGCACAGTTTTTAATTGATTCAGTTGATGTTAAAAAAATTGATATAAAAGAAGAAACTATCGCTGGTATTAAACTACCATATATTGAGGGATTTTGTTATACAGGTGAATTTAGAATCCCTAAATATAATGAGTTATATCTTTCTGATTATGTGCCAGGATATACATCCCCTGATGTTGCTGTAGCAAATATGCACACTGTCTGTTTTCAACGTCTAATAATGAAAAAAATAAATTAAGGAAACACAAAATGAAATATACTTATTTTTACGTAACAACCGATGCTGATGAAAAAATTCACCAACATATTCTAAAATCAAAAAGAAAATTAGATATCTTTGAAAAAATAAAGGAACATTGGAAATCCGGGAATGTGGTTCCTATGAATTTGTTTTTCGGAACTGATTGTATTCTTGACCCTCAAGGATTTGAAAATATGAGAACTATCGGTGAAATGATCGAATAGTTCAAATTTATCATTTATTGATGTATAATATTAAAAGAAAATAAAAGGAGAAATATATGAGTTTAGAATATCAATGGGTGGAGAAATACCGCCCTGCAATTTTAAAAGATTTGGTGTTGAATGAAGATATCCGTTCAGTGATTTCAGGTTTTCTTAAGAAAAAAACCATCTGTAATCTATTGTTAGCAGGCAGAGCAGGAATAGGAAAAACAACTTTAGCAAAAATCATATCTAATGAATTGAATGCAACATTACTTTACATTAACGCATCTGTTGATAATAATGTTGAGACAGTGAGAACAAAAGTTAAAGAATTCTGTGACAGTGTTGCACTTGACGGTTTGAAAATTGTCATACTTGATGAAGCAGATTCATTGTCAAGTAATGCAGGAACAGGAGCATCTGCACAAGGTGCATTAAGAAATATAATTGAAACATCATCTGATGATACTCGTTTTATATTAACTTGTAATTATCTTAATAAGATTATTGAACCAATACAATCCAGATGTTCACCTATCAAATTGAGATTTACAATTGATGATGTATTAAAACGTTGTGTTACTATATTACAAGCAGAAAAAGTTAAATTTGATGCTGAAACACTCACCGAATTTGCTCAAGAAGTTATTAAAAGAAAATTACCTGATGTAAGAAGTATTGTTAATAATCTTGAACAATGGTCAATTTCAGGAACACTTGAAAATAAGGGTTCAAACGAATCTGCTGAAATTGAGAAAATAATTGAGGGAATATATAAAGCTGACAATGTTCTTAAAATCAGAGAATTTTTAATCAGCAATGAAGATAAATTTTCTGGAGATTATGAAATGCTTGCAAAATTACTCTTTGAGAAATACTTTGATGACGCAAAAGGTGGAAAAACCCAACTCGTTATTGCTGAATCGATGTATCGTATGGCAGTTTGTTTGGATTCAGAAGTACAATTTTACGCAATGTTGCTTCAAATCAAGAAATAAGTTTTTTGATTCACTAAAAAAGGGAATGATATTTATGTATCATTCCCTTTGTTTATTTCCGTTACTAGTCCTTCTGTAACCTATACTGAGACCGTTTAAATCTTTATACAATATTGACCAAGGACTTTATTTTTATCTTGTCTAGCGGCAGAGAGATGGGTTATTTTTTTTCAAGTAAGAAATTAACAACATCCGCAAATGTAATTTTCTCATCAGTGTAAAATCCAGGACCAAACATCTGATTTCTTACTTGGTCAATTAAATCACCTGTAACATTTTTTGTGTTGATCGTTGCAGACAATTGTTTAAATTCTTCACCTGTGAGATCAATTGATGTATAATGAGAATTATCATAAATTGTAGCAGAAAAAACCGGCATTTTTTGTTCAGAACACCACAATAGTAAATTTTTTGCAGCATCTGGGTTTTTTGAATCATGGGTAATTGTTAATTCTTTACTGTATAAGTTAATACGCATCCAACCTAATGCATACAAATCCTCATAATCAACATTGACCGCATTTAAACCGTCCCATTTAAAGTCTTTAAGTTTTTTAATTTTGTCTTTATATTTCTTAATTATTTTGTCAGTACCTTTGTCTTTTTCTTTTATCGCTGGTTCTGTTAATCCCCTGCTAGCGACATCACGTGCGTTTAAACCAGGCCAAAATCTATTCATCCATCTACGATGATAACCAAAATTAAAATAAATTAACATACTTTCTTTAGGAATATACCACCCAGAAAATGATTGTTTTAATTTAGCACTATCACTCATCATTGCTGGGGTTTTCACCTTCACAATTTTCTTAATTTTTCCGTCTACTTTTGTTTCATTTAATATTTTCATTTATTCCTTTATTAATCTGTTCAATTTTATTTTTAGATTCTTTTAATGATTCTTTTTCGGTTTTGATATATATCCCACCGTGTTTATAAAATGCTGCACCTACCAAAATCAATAGAATCATAATACCTAATGATATATAAACCCATGCTCTGCTTGGTACAGATTTAAAAGTAGTTTGTGGTAAACGTATTTCCATAATTAACACATAAAATCGCTGACTTTGGTAATTTTTTTACTTTCATTAATTTTCCCCAGCTCTGGGTAAATTTCTTCAATATCTTTTTCATCCATTCCATAGTAAGAACTTAAAAGATATTTTTTGATATCTTCTGGTTGTCCTGTTATATCTGCGGTAGTTCTACCCGTTTCTTTTATTTTAATACCGAATCTAATAGCAGATTTTTTAATTGCTCTTTCTTCAGACCAATCCATATCGATATCAATAGTTATTTTTTTTGCTTCTGTTAAGTAAAAATTTATTGCTTCTTTAAATTTCATTTTAGAATTCCTATGTCAATATTTCTATAATTTTATTTATATCTTTTTCTGATAATTCTGTCGGTAATAATTCTTTAATTAATTCGTGGTTGTCTATATTGTCTCGGATAGTTGATGCTGAGACATTTTTAAATGCCTTCACAGCCGCTTTCTTTGGATCAATAATAGTAACCGACGGATTATGTTCTGCAAAATATTTAGGAGTGCTCATCCATCTTTTAAAATCTCCACCTTTGTCACTTGCACCTAACAACACATCAACATCTTTTAATTCGTATTCAACATAATCATAAGTAGCTTTGACAGGTGACGGAGAATCTGAAATGATAAATTTTACATTCTTTAATCCAGTCGCTTTATTGAAAATTTCAAATATTTTAACTGCTGTTTTTGGAGTAATTTCATTCCCAGTTTTTGTTGTGCGTTTTTGTTTTCCAGGTGCAGAAATTATTACAAAAACCTCATCTGCTTGTTTTGAATATTTTTTAATCATATCCCAGTGACCTGCATGAGGAGGTTTAAAAGAACCCGGTACAACCGCAACCGTTTTTCTTTTATCTTCTATCATATAATATTTTTCAAGTTCGAAAAATTTCATTTTATTATTCCTTTAACTGGTTTTATGTTAAATCTTTATTTATATGATCCTCTAAACCATACCTCTTCTTTACCGTGGGATTTTTTTAATTTTTTCAGTTCTTTACGGAATGCTGCTGCAGGTTTAGTTATCTCAGAAGAGTTTTCTATAGCATCATCATCTGCACCATTTTGTCCTTTAACTGCTTTAATTAAATCTGCTAACTGTGCATCTATTACTGCTAAGATTTTACCAACTGAATGCATTGATGATCCTTCTGTAAGTAACGTTTCTATTTTTTCTTCAAATTTCATATTATTTTCCTTTTTTTAATCTTTCATATTTATAAATTGCTTAAGTGATTGTTCACTATCTGCACTTAGGTTATTGACTTGCGCCATTCTATTTTTCAATCCTTTTTCCTGTCCTTTTTTCAAATTCTTAGGTATATCTTGAGGCACCTTTAGTTTATTATACTTCTTTACCAGTACCGGAATTGCTGTTTTAAGTTTATTTCTTAATTCTTCATCAAATCCATTTTGTCGTAAATATTTTTTAACACTGACTTTTGATCTTTTAGCAATAATGTCAAAATAAAACTCTTTATCAATTTCTCCCATCATCTCAGGTATGTTCCATAGTTCTTTATGCATTTTCTGCCATTCAGGATTTTGGAATGCCACTTGAAGTTCCCCTAAATCTAAAACTATTCCTTCAATTACAGAACCAATAGATTTTAAATCACCTTCATATTGTTTTGCATTTTTTAATGCATCTCCAAAACTTGCAATAAACGCAGCACGGACAGTTTCCAACAATTCTTTATCTTCTAATATTTTTTCAGGTTTTTTCAGAATCTGTTGTAATACAGGAACGTCCATATTAATTTCAGATTGGAATTTAAGTTCTTTGATAGTTTGTACAGTAACATTCTTATCAGAAATGTTATTGAATTGTTTTAGTATTTTATTATTTGGTTTTGAGAAAGAGTTTCCATCATATTCTAAAGCAGTAAATGTCACAACCGTTGCAATTTTTCCTAACATTTTTGGATTGTATTTAGTTGCTACAAATGTAACAGAACCATCTTTATCAGTTTCAATATCTTTAGTATAAAATAATTCTCCAACAACTTTAAAGTTTTTATCACCGAATGTTTTTCTAAATTGTTTTGTAAATGTTTTCTGATAATATTTCAGAACCTCAGCAAAAGGTTCACCGAATGGATTTTTCTTGAAATCATTCGGATCACTTACCATACCCGAATAACTTGATTCAATATTAATAGCATCATTATACCAAGATATTTTAACACTAGACCCATCTACTTTTTCTGTTATATTTAATTCTGTAGAATTTATTTTACCATTTTTAACATAAGGTGCAATTTTTTTAATAAATTCAACCATCTGTTTTTTATTCATTGCTTTGATTTTCAGAATAAAATTCTTATCAGTGTTTAAAGCTTCTAGGAGCATTGAAAATTTCATTATACATATTCCTTTAATTCAGATGGAAACAGTGCACCTAATTTAATAAATGTATTTCCTGCTTCTTTCAATATTTCGTTACGTTGTTTTTTATGAATGAATGTTGAACTTAAAACAATTTTAATTAAGTCATCATACTTCATTATATCTTTTGGACCAAATTCTGAGCCTACAACCATATTTGTAATCAATTCTGGATCATTTGATAAAAATTCTCTTTTGATTGCTTTACTTCCTTTAGTTATATTACCTTTTTTACCTTTGAAACTTTGAGTAACTTTTGAAAGTCCTTTGCCCATATTAAGTAAAACTTTACGAACAACAGCAGGGACTTCATTACCTTCAGCATCTTCACCAGTCTCAAGAACCTCAAGGGTTGAAAATTTAAGTATTGCAAATAACAAAATATTCCTATGCAATCCTTTGTATTTACTTTCCCATTCTGCAGGTGAGTAATATGTAAATTTTGAAAATGCCATATTATCTGTTGGCATAAAATCTAATTGTACAAATTCATCTTTCTGTTTACCATCAACATTTGCAATAGGATATGCTAAATGAACTTCACCTAAACCTTTAGATAGTTTTGTATTTGCTGACAACTTGTCTGCTAGATTCTTTAGATAAATTAAAACATCATCAATATCTTTAACATCCTTACTAATCAATTTTGTAAAGTCAACTGCTAAATCAATATCACCAGAAGAACCACCTTTGTTTTTCTTTCCTGTTGAACCTAGAGATGCCACGTCCTTTTCAGTTAGAGGAGTGTTCTTTTTCAAGTCGTTTATAATATTGTCTAATGTTTGTTGCACATTTTCTTGATTGATTCGTGTTACACCTTGTACAGCATTTCCACCCTCAAATATTAAAGTTAATTCTCCAAATTTCATTATTCTATTTCTCCTAATATTTTTGACAGTTCGTCATTTGCTTCATCATTTACATTTTTTGATAATATTATGAAATAACTTGTTATTCTATCCATCAAGTCAGTATTTTCTGAGTTATTGCCTAATAGTTCTGCTAATCTTTTAAGTGTCTTATCAACTTTAGCTTTATCATTACTAGTTTTAGACCATTTCTTTTTCCAATCAATAAGCATCTTTGCTATTTTTGGATTTTTTATGTTATTATTTATATTTTCTGCAAAACATATCTCATTATACAACATGTTTAAATTATTTATTGCTAAATTTTCTGCTATCATTTATTCTCCTAGTATTATTATATTATTTTCATTGAAAAGATAATTAAGATTATTTAATTCTTCTGGTGGTATTGAACTTATTATGTCACCTGTAGCACAACCTGATGTACAACACTCTGCAATTATAGCAGTCAATGGAGGCCAAGAACTTCCTGAAGGAGGATATCCTGAAGGAATACCAGAAACTGAACAAGGTAACCAATCCCAATTTGCACGAGTTCTATCCATTTTAATCATTCCGCATACAACATTTTCCTGATATTCGTTAATTGTCATTCCCATAGGAACATCATACCAACGATCCAATCCAAAGTTACCGTCACCAATACTTAAGAGATTAGGACAGAAATTCATTTTACGAATCAACGGACCGTCATCTGGATCCTCTCCCAATCCTGGAAAAATCCATGTTTTATACACTAAGTTAGTTGTTACAATTATTCTATAAGGATCAGTTTCAGATACATCAGTAGGATATTCATAATTTATTGCACCATCCCATACTACCTGGGATTTAAGATTTTTCCCAGGTTGTTTTGGATTAGGCCAAACAACATAAAAATCTGGTGACATCATCGGTATAAAATTTGAAATAATTTGGTCCATATCATCTTCATATTTTGTAATGATTGATAATTCAAATTCTATATTCATTGGTTGTGGTCTGTTTTTGAGTACATCATAGCCGTCAGCTGTGCCACTTTGGAATAATAGTCCGTTATTTGTATCGGCTACTCTCATCGTATCTCTTGATATTGAACCCTTGACTAAAGTAATTAGAGGAATTTTTAAAGTTTTGTTTTCGTTTTCTAAAGATTTTAAAATTCTACTTCTATTACCGTAGTAGCAAGGAACTTCTATCAATTTTTGAATACCAGAAGAATCCCTTCTGTCTATTATAATGTTGTTAAAAACATCTAATGTCTGTGCAGTTGCTGTCCTGATTTCCGAATTATATGAACGAGTTTTCAATTAAAACTCCTTTAATTTAGTTTTGTTAAATATATTTATAAACTAGAATACTTCTATGATATAAATAATTACAATAACAAAAGAGAGATTAAAAAATATGAGCTGGTATAATACCATTATGGACGGTGTGTTTAGATTTTCATCTAAGGATGCTGAAAAAACAAATTATAAATATGAAATTTTTGACAAACTTGCACAAGAAGTTAATGTCAATGATTGGTCAGCTGTTGCTAAATACTTTAAAAATATTGACAACCAAGAATTTGGTACAGCAGGTGGGCAAATGGGTCAAGGAATGGGAGACACAATGTATGGTTCCATTTCAACAAATAAAGTAGTAAGACTTTCATCATATAGAAGAATGGCAGAATTTCCTGAAGTTGGGGATGCAATTGATGAAATATGTGATTCCGCAATTACATCAGATGAAAATGATAATTTATTGAACTTAAAACTTCCATCTAAATTCGGAGACTTAGATCAAAAAGAAATTAACAATGCCTGGAGTGAATATATAAACTTGTTTGATTTTGAGAATCGAATGTTTGAATATATGAGATTGTTTTGTATCGACGGTGAACTTGCTTGGGAAAATATTGTTTCAAAAACTGAACCAACTGCTGGAGTTTTAGATATAAAATTTCTACCATCAGAAAGTTATGAATTTACATACGATATGACAACACAACAACGTGTTGGTCTTACTGTATTTGTAAATGACGGTGATGTTAATATCAATGCTCATGAGAGTGAACAGAAACAAAAGTCTAGCAAATACAGTGTAGGTAATGTCAATATACAGACACTTAATACTTATGATGCTTTAAACGATGAATCAGCGGTGTTCTTACCATCTGAACAGATTACTTATATTAATACAGGACTTTATAATTCAATTGGTTCATTTGTATTTCCTGTTCTTGAAAGAGCACGGAGAGCATACAACCAACTTGCAATGATTGAAGATTCTATTATAATATACAGGTTAGTTAGAGCGCCAGAAAGATTAGTTTTCAATGTTGATGTAGGTAATGCAACAAGAACTAAAGCTGAAGAAGAAGTTATGAAAATGATGCAGAAGTATAACACTAAAAAGGTATATAATCCTAACACTGCGACAATTGCTAATGATTATGATCCACATTCAATGCTTGAAAGTTTTTGGTTTGTTAAGTCACAAGGTGGTAGCGGTACAGAGGTAACTACACTTGGTGGAGGACAGAATTTAGGTGAATTGGAAGATTTAAACTATTTCTTAAGAAAATTATATATTTCATTGAAAGTTCCATATAACAGATATGCAGAACCTACAGATAATTTAGAACGATCTACATCTATCAATTATGAAGAATACAGATTTGCAAAATTTATAATGAGACTTCATAACAGATTTGCGTTAGGTTTGAAGGATGGATTCAAAACACATCTTAAACTTAAAGGAATCTGGGATAAACAGAAAATAAAAGACAAAGATTTAAAAATCAGATTTACTCCACCATCGTCATTTGACAGATATGAAGAACAACAAAGAATGACGATAATCATCGAACAATATACATCTATGGCAGATAGGGAAGAATTTTCTAACACATTCTGTATGGAAAGATATTTAGGTTGGAGCAAAGAAGATATTGCAGAAAATTGGAAACGTTTAGAAGAAGATGCTGTACAGCAAGGAATTATTAATTTCCACGCAAATTTAGCAGAAGAACAGGGTGACCCAAATCCACTTCATAAAGAAGAGGAAGAAGACTGGTAAGATAATTTTGAGAACAACCCGTGGATTTTTCCTTTAGTGTGGTGCAGGGTTGTTCTCTTTTTCTTATAAATATATTCAACCACACATTAAAGGAAAGAATATATGAACTATCAGAAACTCTACGATTTGATTATTAAAAAACACAAAATTTTAAATTTTAAAAAAGGCCAAGATATATATCTTGAATCACATCACATCTTACCTAAATCTATAGGAGGCACAAACAATAAAGAAAATTTAGTTAATTTAACAGCAAAAGCTCATTTTGTTGCTCATCATTTACTTTGTAAAATTTATCCAAACAATAATAAAATAATATATTCGTTTTGGATGTTCGTAACTAAAACAAGTAATAACAATAAAAGAAAGTACAAAGTAACTTCTTCTATGTATGAAAAAATTAAAAAAGAATTTAGTATAAGATTATCAAATCAATTTAAAGGAATCAGAAAAACTAAAAAATGTGTTGATAACATGAAAATAGCTGCCAAAAATAGAAAACACAAAAAATGTATTTTCTGTGATAAAAAAATACATCCTCACATGTATGCACGATGGCATGGTGCTAAATGTAGATTAAATCCAAATATTGACACACAAATTTTAAAAGAAAGAAGTAAAGAAATGAGCACAAAATTCAAAAATCGAAAACATTCTGAAAAAACAAAAGCAAAAATAAGTCAATCTTCTAAAAATAAATTTGTTTCTGAAAAAACAAAAGCAAAAATAAGTCAATCTAAATCAGGAAAAAAACAGAATATAGTTAAATGCCCACATTGTGATAAAATAGGTGGGATAAGTAATATGCATAGATGGCATTTTAAAAATTGTAAGACACTTATAAACTTATAAATAAATATAAATAAATAAAAACAGGATAAACATGAAGCCGCTTAAATTAATATATGAAACATTATTCGATAATTTTGATTATGATATAATCATTGAACAACAAAACACAACAAAACCTTTATCTATAAAAATTAAAGGACCGTATGTTGTTTCTGAAACTAAGAACGCAAATGGTAGAGTATATTCTCAGAAGTTGTTAGAAGAAAAAACTATCCCTGATTTTCAAAAAAATTGGATTGATACAAAAAGAGCATACGGTGAGTTAAATCATCCGCAGTCCACTAAAATTGATCCTAAACTTGCAAGTGACAGAATTTTATCACTTAAACAAGATGGAAAAATCTGGATTGGTGAATCAATTGTTATGGCGAGTGACCCAAGATTTGGGATTATTGGAACTCCAAATGGTGATATAGTTGCTTCATTATTACAACACGGTGGAAAGATTGGTAAATCAACAAGAGGTGTTGGAGAAATTAATGAATCATCTAGAATTGACACAAAATACAAGATGATTACTGTAGACACTGTTGTGGATCCATCTGGGCCTGGTTGCTTTGTGGATGGAATAATGGAATCAAAAGAATTTATGATTGATAATCATGGAGATATAATTGAAGTAGCTTTCGATAAATTTACCGAAGGTTTAAAAAATATTCCTTCTCATTCTGTAAAAACAGATATAGGTGGGGAATTCGTTTATGATATTTTTAAGCAGTTCATAAGGGACATAAACTTATAAATAAATATAATAAAATAAAAAAATGTTGAAGGAAATCCAAAAATGGAAAATAAGAACATTGGAAAATTTGTTAAAGAATTACGTCAAGGCAATTTAAAAAATGCTAAAGAACGTCTACAAGAAGCTTTAACAGAAAAATACGAAAGTAAAAAATCTAAAATAAAAACGGAGATTTAATATATGAAAGATTTATTTAAAAAGCTTTTAGACGATTTATCATCAAAAGATGTTATAAGTGAAGAAAGAAAAGATGAGCTTAACATTCTTTTTGAAACAAAAATAAAAGAATACAAAGAAAAAATATTTGAAGAAGCTTTAGAAAGTGTTGACGAAAAACACATTGCTCTTTTAGATAAAGTTGTATCTAAAATTGACGAAGACCATACTGAATCATTAAACAAAGTTTTATCTAAAATTGATGAAGATCATACTGAATTATTAGAAGGTGTTTTATCTAAAATTGATGAAGATCATACTGTTGGTTTAAAAAAGGTTGTTGAAAAATATGAAAATGGAATGCAGGAAGAACTTGAAGGAAAAGTTTCAGATTTCTTAGATGTTTATATTGAAGATAAACTTCCAGAAGGAAAAATCGTAGATACAGTTCGTTTAGAAAAATTAGAAGAAATGTTCAACGAAATTAAACAGATTGCTGTAATCTCTGAAATCTCTATGGATGAAGAAATTAAAGAAGCTGTTCAAGATGCTAAAACAATTATTGAAGATAAAGATTCTGAGATTAATACTTTGATGATTGAGAAAATTGAATTAAGTAAAAAATTGAAAAGAAATGAAGCAAGTAATTTGCTTGAAGATAAATGTAAAAACATAAATCCTAAAATGCGTGCATATATTGAAACTCGTTTCAAAGATGCAGACGTAGAAGAAATTGAGGATACGTTTGAAGAAGCTATTGCAGCTTTCGAAGAAGATGAGACTCTTTTAAGAGAAGAATTAAAAGATCAAGCAACTTCTAATGTTAACCCTAAGAAAATCTTAACTGAGGGTGCCGCTGACGATAAAACTAAAAATAGTAATACATCTGATATGATGAATCATTACATTGATCGTTTTAAACGAAGCAATAAATACAATCACTAATTATAAAAATATATAAGGAATTATACAATGGGTTTTTATAAACAACTAGGTCCTGACTATCAGGAAAAATGTTTGGAAAAATGGCAACCGCTTTTAGAAGCTGATGGCCAAGCTCCAATTCAAAACGAACAGGTTGCATTAGCAACTGCTATAGTACTTCAGAACTCTGAAGAAGCTAACTTAACAGAAGCATATTCTGGACCTGCGGCAATGTCGCAATTTGGTTCAATGGGTGCACAATCATCTGCAGCATCACCGCTTGCTGGTGGTGGAGCATTTGGAAATTATCCTGTGGATGCTGGTAATGCTGCACAAGGTGGCGGAGCACAACCTGGATATGGTGGTGGAGCAACTGATGATGCTAGAATGCCTTCAGTAGTTATCCCTACAGTTAGACGTATCTTTCCTAACCTTTTAGCACATAGTGTTGTTGGTGTTCAACCAATGAACGGTCCTGTTGGATTCGCTTTTGCTCTTCGTGGACAATACGGAGTTAATGGTAAAGGTGCTACAGATATGAACAATAAAGAAATTGGTTACAATGAAATTGATTCTTCATTTACTGGTGCATCTGGTAATGCTGGAACAGGAGATTTCTGGGAAGCATTTGCTGGTTCTGGTGTAGCAACTAATTTAGGTGTTAATACTTATGACGAATCTGGTAAAGGTGCTACACTTGGAGATTCAGAATGGTGGAACGTTGGTGAAGATATGCCAATGGCGAAACTAAAAATGGAAAAAGGTACAGTTACTGCGCGTTCACGTAAATTAGCTGCTGCTTTCTCTCTTGAAATTGCAGAAGATATGATGGCAATGCAAGGTGTTAACGTTGATGACGAAATGGTTAATATTATTTCTTATGAAATTCAACAAGAAATCGATAGACAATTACTTACTGAAATGGTAAGAGCAGCGATTCACGGTGGACGTACATCTACTTGGTCTCCTGTATCTGCAGATGGACGTAATCAATTAGAAAGAATTGGTACTCTATATACTCACGTATTAGACAAAGCTAATGAAATTGCTATTACAACAAGACGTGGACCTGCTACTTTCGCAATAGCTGATCCAAAATCTTGCACAGTATTAGAAAGACTTCAAGATTTCACATTAGATCAAGCATCATCACAAGTTGATACTGGAGCTGTTGGAATTGCAAAAGTTGGAGTTCTTCGTAATGGAAACATTACTCTTTACAGAGATACATTTGCTGGCGGAAACTACATTTTACTTGGATATAAAGGACCTACTCCTTATGATTCTGGTATTATCTACTGTCCGTATATTCCAGTTCAATTAATGCGTGCTACTGCACAAGAAAACTTTAGTCCTAGACTTGGTGTTCGTACTCGTTACGGAATCTTAAACCATCTCTTCGGCGCAGAAAATTATTATCACATGATAAAAATTGACGATCTTGCATCTACTGCCTTACTTGGCGACGGAGCAAACGGAAGAGTTTTCACATACGCGTAATCGTATTTGAATATTTTAAACGAGGTACATTAATTTGTATCTCGTTTTTTTGTGCCTAAATTAAATTATTTTGCGTTTATTCTCTAAAAACCGTTTGACAACTACATGTCAAGGGTATATATTATCTATGTAACAAAAATAAGGAGGTTACAAAGATGATTGACAAGACAAAAATAGCAAGATTGTTAGGAAGAGTTGAAGGGAGGCTTCAAGGAATCAAATATGATATGGAAGCTGCTTGTGGAAAAACAGATGTTATTGAGGAAATTAATTATATAGAATTTACTGAAACATTAATAGATCAAATCTGGGTTGAATTACAGAAATAAAGAGTATTATATAAAAGGAGACAAAATGAACAAGATTAATGAAATACAAATACACAATACTGGATTTTTTAAAGAAAAACCTCAAGTATCAATAGAAATATTTAAAAATAAAAATTATTTAGATATCGAAATAATTGATGATAATGTAGATTTTGAAGTACAAATCGAGGGTTATTCTTCAAGCTTAACCGAGATTTTTACAATACCGTTTGATAAATTAAAAGAATTAGTTAAAGCTTATGACAACGAGAAGAAAAAATGAAATATTGTAAGGGAAAATACAGGAGCAATTAACTTATAGAGTTTATTAAAAAAGGAGAATAAAATGGGACAACACGCAGACGATTGACCCGTTTGGTGGTTCTCCTGAATGCAAAATAAAGAGTAAAAGTTTCAGCGGAGATTTTTATGACGAAATAAGGAACTGCCCAGACTGGGCAGGACAAAAAATATGATTACAATTAAAGGTAAATACACAAATGCAGATGTAATGATAGATGATATTGAAGAAAATTGCTATAAACAGATTATTCAATTTGTGAACAATATAGCATTTACAAATCCTATCAAAATTATGCCTGACTGTCATGCAGGGAAAGGTTCATGTATTGGATTCACTATGAAATCTAGTGATAAAATCTCACCAGAGATAATCGGTGTTGATATAGGATGTGGGATGATGTCGGTAAAATTACCTAAGGATACTGATTTATCTAATTTGAAAACTATTAATGACAAAATTAGACGTGATGTACCAATGGGAACATCTACAAATAAAGATGATAAACATTTTAAATATCAGATGAATTTTAAAGTGCTGACTAAAAAATTGAGAGATGCTGTTGGTTATAAAGGCGATTTTACAGAAGATAAGTTTGATAAAATGATTGAGAAATTCGATTGTAATATCGGAAGAATTAAAAACTCCGTTGGAACATTAGGTGGAGGGAATCATTTTATTGAAATTGGGAAAGATGAAGAAGGAAATCATTGGTTAACTGTTCACACTGGTTCTAGAAATTTAGGGAAGCAGGTTTGTGAATATCACACTAATATTGCAAAGAATGTTGTAAAGAAAGTAATTTTAGAAGAGTACCAAAAAGCAATATCAGATATCAAACAAAAATGTGATAAATCTACTTGGGAACACAATTTCAAAGAATTGAAAAACATTTATGGTAGAAATGATTCTCGTAACCAAGATAATTATTATTTAAGAGATGATTATTTGATAGATTATTTAGAGGATATGATCGTTGCTCAATATTATGCATCTGCTAATAGGTTGGCTATAATAGATACTGTACTTGAAATACTAAATGTAAATGAAGGTGTAGAAACAATTGAATCAATACACAACTATCTTGATTTTGAAGATGATATTATTCGTAAAGGTGCTATTTCTGCTTACAAAGACCAGAAAGTTATTATTCCTTGGAATATGAGAGACGGGTTAATTATAGGTGAAGGAAAATCTAACAAAGATTGGAATTGTTCTGCTCCTCACGGTGCTGGTAGAGTATTAGCAAGAGGTGCTGCAAAACGAAATTTATCATTAGATGAGTTTAAGGAACAAATGAGTGGAATTTATTCTTCTTCAGTTTGTAGATCAACATTAGACGAAGCACCAAATGCTTATAAAGATTATGAAGTTATTAAAAATGCAATAGGACCAACTGTGGATATTTTACACACAGTTAAACCTATATTAAATATTAAATCATTATCATAAAAGGAGTAAATAAAAATGAAAGTTAAACCAAATTTAATAATAGATGAAGACACATTTTACAACATAATGTGTAGTTGGGATGATGGTGCACAGTTCGACGTTAATCATCAAAAATGGATGGATTGTTTTAATTATTATCTAACTACTTTAGGTTATAATGATAAATCAATTGAATCTTTGTTTTATGATTTTGAAATGTGTAACTGGATGGCAATGCATATTGAGAATACTCGTTTTAAAGACATGAGTTCAGAACAATTGGTTCTAGATTTTATTGGGGAATGTGAATATATCTGTGACAGAATGTCGTTGGATAGATTATTCAGAACCCATTGGGTATTCCGTCAAGCATACAAATATGATTTAGATAGAATAGCATATCCTCTTATGTTCACAAAAGGATATTAAAAATCATTATAGAAATTTGAATCATCATCACCAAAAAATCCAGCACTGGAGAAACTGTTATCATTTTCTACTGGTGCTGGATTCATATCTTTAGATAATCGATGCATTGTATTGTTAAATTTTGAGTCAATTGAATCACCACTATAGATTGCGCTTGTTGAGCGATACTGTGATATTCTTTCAGGGAGCATAATTCCAAACGTTGTTTTCATCCATTTTGAAACGTGATAATAATCATCTATTCTTGCAGTGGTTAGTGCATAAAATGCCCAAATAAATGACATCATATAGTCATCATGTTTCATACCGACTGCAGCAAAAATTGAACGATTGCCAGATTTTCTTTCAAAATATTCCATCTCATTTACTAGGATTGGTTCTTTTATATCTATATGAATCTCATCAGTTTGTGTAAGTGATTTAAGCCACAAGCAAGCATCAACTTTAACTCCATGTGTTGAGGATATTCCGATTTTACCAGGTTTACCAATGTTGATCATATTGTCATATTCATAAACATGCCAAATATCATCAACAATACTTTTAGTTATCCCGTTATTCTCAATAGCTATAAATGCATTGTTATATTTTTGTGCTACTTTAGTTATAAGATATGCAAATTCTTTTGTAGAAATCTCATTGTTTCCATAAGACGCAACCAATTCAATTTGTTTCATATTTGAAATATCAAAAACCAAAATAGTACTAAAATCACCACCAATTCCTTCTCCTCCGTCACCGCCTACGATGTATGTTAGAGCACTAGATGGTTCTTTCCATATATTGACATTGAATATATCATCTCCTTGCCCTAGATTGCTTACTGACGGTTCTAGACCTGCTTCTTGTTGTTTCAATATGTTTTCTTTAAACTCACTTATCTTTTTTCCTTCAAGGAGTGTTTGTGCAGAACCAAAAAATGTATTTCCAAATTCTTGTGCCCACGCTCTCATGTCTCCATTAAGAGATGCAATTTGTTTTTTCTTCCACTTTTCATCACGACCAGGTACTTCAAACCAATCAATCCTGAATGGTACCCAACCATCAGTCCCAATTCCCATAGTTGCTCTATCCCAAGTTTCATAAAATAAATTACCAGTTCCGTTAGGTGTACTTACCATAATAACTTTAGTACCTTTTGAAGAAGATACTGTAGGATATACAGCTTCCCAAAATTCTTTCTCAATTCCTGGATCAACAAAAGCCATCTCATCAAGAATAAGTAAATTACCAGTTTTACCACGAACACCTGGTGATGTAGGAGATGCAGATATTTTACTTTCATTTGCAAATTTCAAAGTTCTTTTATTCCATTCTTTAACTCCAGGTTTTAACCACATCGGTATTAATTCGTAAGCAAGTCGAATTCTTGATACAAACTCTGATGCTGAGTCACCAGTATTTGCACATATCAATACCGATTGTTCTGGATGAAACAATGTTAACCATAACGCAAAGACATTGTACGCAGTTGTTTTTCCAACTTGTCGACTTGCTAACGTTACTATCCTATCGTTGTTTTGAAAACATCTAATTAACTCTTTCTGTTTAGCATACAACTTTATTATATGCTTACCTTTTTCTGGATTGATGATGTAATAAAAATGTTCTGCAAAATAGATTGGGTCTTTTTTACATTTCAGAAGTTCTCTTGTTCGTTTTTTATATTCTTGTGTAGTTATATATTCAATATAATCTGGGGATTTTAAATTTTCATTACCTTTCACGAAAGCTTTTTTTGCTTTTCTTACTGTGTTCATACTATAACCTTGTGTACTGTTAAATATATTTATAAATAATATTAAAAAGGAACTTAAAAATTATGTCAACATATCTTGACTTTTCAATAACAACCAGAGAGGAATTTAAGGGTTGGATCTTAAGAAAATTAGGATGGCCTTTAATTCAAGCTGAGTTAACAGATGACCAACTTGATGATTGTATAAACGATTCAGTTGAAGAATTTACACGTTGGGTAATACAAGAACAAGAATATATTGCATGCCCATTATCTGGATATGTACAAGGTGTTGGTTTTGAAATGCCAGGAAATGTACAGGGTGTATTTGCGTTCAATGATGATGGTGGAATCAGAACAGATGGTATAAACACATTATTTACAGTTGAAAATGCTTTTTGGAACGCAACTGGTGGAGCCTGGCCAATGATGTCACCAGGTGGTTGGACTTCTTATCATCTCGCAATGCAATCAATTGAACTCACAAAAAGAATGACTGGAGGAGGGTATCAATTTGAATATAATCCCAGAACAAAAATGCTTAAATTAAATCCAGACCCTACAAAAATTGGTGGTGATGTTCCTGCTGCGTGGGTAGTATGTGGATGTTACACAATACGTCCTGAAGATCAACAGTATGGTGAATCAATAGTTAAACGCTTAGGTTTAGCAGAGGCAAAAATAACACTAGGAAATATTAGAGCAAAATATGAAGGTGTGCAAATTCTCGGAGGAGGAACAATAAATTCTTCTATAAAGGAAGAAGGCATTGCAGAAAAAGAAACACTTTTAGAAGAACTTAAAGCAGAATATCCTGCTATTGGTTTTTACGTGGGTTAGATCTGCAGTTATTAAAATGATAACGTTTCATATTACTCTTACCGCCTATTTTCATACAAAACGGACATTGTGATTTATCTTGAGGTTTGCCTTTGTTAGGAGAAGGCAAACCTTTTCTTTTACGATTTGCTTCTCTAATTTTTTCTTTATGTTCTTCTGATATTTTTTTACCAAACATTGGATTATTTTCCCCCTTCATTTTAGTTTTCATTTTATCAATAAAACTTTGGGGTCTTGTTTTTCCTTTTCTTTGTAATGAATACATTTTCTTAGTTTTTTCTGTGTGTTTTTTACCATAAAAATAATTATTTTTTCCTGTTAAATTTTTCTTTTTCATTGTTACACTAATCTGGTTCTTAGTTTTTTCTGTGTGTTTTTTACCATAATTAGGTGCTGTTTCTCCTTTATTAAATTTTATAAAATTATTTTTTGCCTCTACATACATCGATAAATTAATATTTTTATTATTAACCATTCGCCAAAAAGCAAATGCCATTTCTTTATTTCTATGTATTTTCCAAAGTAAATGGTGAGCGACAAAATGTGCCTTTACCGTTAAATTAACTAAATTTTCTTTATTGTTTGTACCACCCATGGATTTTGGGAGTATGTGATGTTTTTCAAGATTAATTTCTTTACTTTTTTGAATATTTAGATTTTTATATTTTTCGATGAGTAAGTTATAATTTTTTTGATAGTTCATGATTTACACCTTTTTATTTTTATAAATATATTTATAATAAAAAATTTAGTCTTGGGTTAAAAAAATGGGTTTGGTAAATTCTCGGAGGAGGAACTGTAAACACAAGTATCAAAGACGAAGGTATAACAGAGCGAGATGCTCTAATGGAAGAAATAAAAGCAGAATATCCAGCAATTGGGTTTTTCGTAGGATAAAAATGATAAGTTTTAAAGAATTTTGTGATGAAAAAAATAAAATATTAATTAAAGAATCTGCAACGTCAGACAATAATAATAAAATTAAAGATATACTTGATAAAGCAGATATTATTTATCTTAATCCGAAAAGTGATAGTGGTCCAAGTATGACAATTGATAATGAAGTTAAGATACAAAGTGTAGAGAAAGATTTTCAAAAAGTATTTGGTAAAGACAATGTAATTCTAGTTCCTGCTGGTATTGCTGTTAATGATGAAGTTAATTCAAGAGGTATAACTGATATTAAAATAGTAAATGGTGGTTTAGATCATGCATCTAGCAGTATGCAAGCAGTTATACGTGTTGACAAAGCAACAAATATATTTTATCGTATCAAAATTAACAAAGCAACACTTGGGAAAAAATCATCTGCACCGAAAGCAGCAGATTTTGAAATGGGAATATCAGTTGCATATAATTTACGGCAGATAACTGGATCTATACAAGAAAAACCTAAACCAGAAGATTTAGAAAAAGCATACAGTTTAGCAAAAATGGATAAAAATAATATAACAACATTTCAATCATTCTTTGATGAATTAATAAGTACTGGAAATAATGTTATTAAAAAATATTCTAAAGGTGCTTTAGGAAAAAGTTTAGAATTTTTTGGAAGTACATCACCTAAGCACATCAAAGGTTGGGGTTCTTCATTACTTACACAAGAAGGCGCCAAAGGATTTGGTAAATCAGATGTACCTAAAACAGATATCAAAGGTGACAAGAAAAATCAAATAAGTTTAAAACAAACTGGTGGTTCACAGCTTATGTCTGGTTCATTAACTAAAGATGCTGCAGGAGTTCTATATGCTGGTATGTTGTATTATGATAAGTTTGAAAAAGGTGAAAGTAGTAAACTTGCTTACCAATTTATTGAAGAAGCAGAAGAAAAAGCATTCACTGCAAAATTCAAATATGGAATGGGTGGTACTAGAAAATTAGTTCGTGAAGCTTATGTTGAAATGAGGAAAAAAGAAATAGAAAAATGGTATGACAAAAATATCAAAAGTAAAAATAAAGCAGAAAAGAACTCAGCAATCAATAATCAAATAAATTGGGAAATGAAAAATTCAAAAGATTTAGCTGGGGTTGTTGATTTACCTAAGAAAGATGCATACACATTACTAGATAAATCATTAATACCTGATAAAGGTTTTATCAATAAGTGGTATATGGATTTTCTTAAAACACAATCAAAACAAATGCAGAATGAAGTTCAGAAAGCTATCAAGATGAAAGACTTAGAAGCAAACTTGCATCAAAAGTTACAAGTTATTATGGGTGATTTCAATTACAAGAAATGGTGCATATTTGAAGCAGCAACCGGAACATATAAATACAGTGGTTTACTAGATATTGATGAAGCAATTGCAAAAAGTCCTGAAGCAGACTCAATTGCAAATAAAATTTTAGTATTTGGTCCTGAAGGAACTAAAGAATATTCTGATTTATCTGCTATTAAGTGGTCAGAACAATATGCTAATAAAGTTGATTTTAAAGTCAGGGTAAAAACTGGTGGTGGTTCTGCTTTAGCAATTAGTTCTCAAGCAAAAAATGTAAATGAGTCAATTAACAATAATTCATTATGGGATTATTTAAACGTTATAATTGATGAAGAATTAACACCTATCTTTGAAGAAGCAGAACTTCTATTAGATTGGAACCTAAAATCTGCTGTCAATGCTGTTAAAGATTTCTCTGGAAAACTAGCAGCAAAATTAACAGAAGGTTTTAAAAAAATCTGGGATAGATTCTGGGGAATTATTAAAGGTTGGGCAGATAAAGGATTGTCATACATGATGACAAAATTAGGAATGAATATTGAAGGCACAGGAACAATTCTTGTATCATTTTAATAAAAATATGTATAGTGCTAGTGTAGTGTTTTATGACTCCCAAAAAACCATTGGATGTTATACTAATTTTACTCACACTTTAAACCAATTTTAACTAAAAAAGTGAAAAAAAAAGGAAAATAAATTATGGCAAAATATCCAATGCTAATTAAGACGGTTGATATACCACCATTTTGGTACGACACAGAACACTCAACAAGTGGAGATGCATTAACTCATTTAGAAACAATGCTTGTAAGTGGTGCAATAATTGAAGCTAAAGATAATAGCAAAATTATAAGAGTTAACGGCGAAAATATCACAACGATTGAATTATATTTTCCAGTATAAAGTATAATATGTATATAGGTATAATAGTAAAAGACAGATTAGATTGTCTTAAAGTTTTGTTAAAGTCCCTACAACCCAATATTGAAAATGTTAGAATCGTAGATGCTTCTGACAAACCACTATATGACCAAGTCAAAGAATATCTCCCAGGTGTAAGGAAATATATACATAACTCTTTACCGAATTTTAAATCCGTGAATCATAATAAGAATATTTTGATTCACGATTTTTTAATGTCTGGAGAAGATTATTTATTCTTAATTGAAGACGATGTCCAAATTATAAACAACGATTGTTTTAAAGAATATATAAGAATCTCAGAAAAATATAAGTTAGTTCATCTAAATGCTATTTTAAAACAAGATCATAAAAACTATATTAAGTACACTCTAGCATCTGAAGTTGATATATGCAATATTCTATACGGATATTTCTCTTTTTACTCTAGGGAGTGTGTAGAGACGGCTGGTCTGTATTCTACCGAACTATCTAACCAATGCTGGGAACATATAGAATATACAGCAAGAATTCACCAAAAATTTGATTTTAAACCAGAATTTTTCCATTTCCCTGATATTAAAGATAGTTTTAAAATGATTCAATATCAAAATGCTCCAACAACATCAAAAACTTCAAAGGAAATCATATTGCAAGACAAACTCAAAATGTTTAAAATGCTTAAATGGAAATCATTTCCTACTGAAGTTATAAAGATGATTAAACTTATAAATATTTAAAACAATATAAAATTTAATTGTTTAAGATGTTTTACATCTAAGCGAAAGCTAACATATACACATACGGAGAAAAATATGTACCAACCGAGCAAACACGGAAGAGCAGACTACGGCAAATATATGCAAGTTCCTTGGGCAGTTGTATCAGCGATGGTTGAAGGTGACGAAAGTAAACCTTTAACTGAGCAAAGATTCGCCCAACTAGTATATTCAGTAAACCCATCACAACTTAACATTTCAGGCGCGACAATAAACGTAGATTCAGTAGGAATAGACAACTCTGGAGATGTGAAACTTTCAGGAGATCAATTAAAAACATTTGATAAAAGCGTAGTCGATGCAGTTAATAATTTAGTGCCTTCGAATTACTCCTCAGTAATTCAAACAAGAGGTACAAATGTTTTTATTGCAGAAGCAAATGTAGGAACATCTTATGCAACATCAGGATGGAGAGTCCAAAAAATTGAAGAAACTGGGACAACAACTTGGGCTGATGGTTCAAACTTTTCACAACCTGCTAATGTTGAATTAAGCGGTTTAACATTTACACCTTAAGGAGATAGATTATGTCTATGAAATTAACAGTTGATAAAATAGTAAAAGGTCCTTTAATGCATGATCACGTTGAAGTGATTGAGAATGCTGATGAAATATTAAACAAAGTATCAAAACCTAGTGATGTTCCTGTAACAAATGGCGGACTTGCTGGATTCGATGGTATTTCTGGGGACATTATAAAAGAAATTGAAACAATTGAGCAATGGATCAGTCCTCCTTCAGGAGCAGTTGCGACGGGACTAAAAGGACAAAAATCATATCTTGGTAATTATCTTTACGAATGTATAGAAGATGATTTATGGGTTCGTTCTGTTGTAGCAACATCTGGGTGGACTAATTAAATGACTAAATTCGCAGTAGAAAATAAATTTGTATCAACTTGGAAAACAGATATTGATGATGGTGTGTTGTTACCCACTCAAATCGGTTTACCATTGAAATCTTCTGGTACCTATAACATGTTAGTTGAATGGGGTGATGGAACAAGCGATACTATAACTTCATACTCAGACGTTAAAAAAACACATACATATCCTTCTCCTGGTACATATACAGTTAAAATAAGTGGTAAATGTGAGAATTTTGGTTGGGGTGGAGGAACAGGAGCATGGAAAATAATAGGTATACAAAATTGGGGACCGTTAGAAATTAATTCGAGTTTTTTCTTGTGGGGTTGTACTAATTTAATCTCTATTACTGCTGTTGATAAATTAAAATTAACATCAAATAATATTTCATATTTAACTTATTCACCAATCACTTCTTTAGATTGTCGTAGATGGGATGTATCAAATCAAATATCGATGTCACACTGGTTTAGAAGTTATGGTACATTAACAGATTTAAGAATAGATACATGGGACACAAGTAATGTTGTTAACTTTTCAAGATTTCTTCATTCAACAAGATTAGAAGGGATAGATTTATCATTTTTAGATACATCTTCTGCAGAAAATTTAAGTGAAATGTTTTCAGCTTCTAATATAATTACACCAAATATAGATAATTGGAACACAAGCAATGTAACTAATATGCAAGGTACATTTCAATTTATAGCTGGTACACACACTGTCGATCTTTCAAATTGGGATATTTCAAATGTTACAACGATGCATAATTTATTTCTTGGTACAATGTGGTCAACTGAAAATTACGATAAAGCATTAATATCATTCAATAACCAATCACATCAAGATGATGTACCTCTTCATGCAGGATATGTTGGTTATAGTTCTGCTGCAGCTGCTGCAAGAGCATCATTGGTAGCTGATGGTTGGGTAATTACAGATGGTGGATTAATATAAAGGAAATAAAATATGATATATACAGTAAACGGAAGACATTTTGAAACTGAAAATAAATTTGCTACTACTTGGAAAACAGATAATTCCGGTTCAAGTAACGACAATCAAATTACTTTGCCATTAATAAGTGGCACTGTGAATATGTTAGTTGAGTGGGGTGATGGGACTTCAGATACTATTACAGCTTATAATCAATCAGCAGTAACACATACATACCCACAACCAGGAACTTATACAGTTAGATGTAGTGGAGATTGTGGATCTTGGCGATTTGATAATAGTGGTGATAAAGATAAAATAATAACGGTTAAATCATACGGTGATTTTCAGATAAAAGAGATAGCGACATTTGACGGATGTAATAATTTAACTAAGGTTGAGATGTATAATAAAAATATAAGCGGTGCAAACATAGCATTAGCAGCAGCATTTAGAGATTGTATTAATTTAGAGGAAGTTTTTATATCAAATGTATCAAATTCAATATCATTATCTCAACTTTTTTCAGGATGCGATAAATTTAATAGTTCTGTATCACATTGGGATACTTCTAATACAACAAGTACATCTCAATTATTTAGTAATTGTAATAATTTTAATCAACCTGTTGATAATTTTAATACTGAAAATGTTACTAATATGTCACGAATGTTTTGGATATGTCCTAAATTTAACCAGCCAGTAAATCATTTTAATACTAGTAAGTTGAGCAGTATGTATGGTATATTCAGAAGTTGCAATGTTTTTAATCAACCATTAGATAATTGGGATACTAGTAAAGTCACATCAATGAATGATATGTTTAGGAATTGCTATGTTTTTAATCAACCATTAGATAATTGGGATACTAGTAAAGTTGATGACATGCGATATTTATTTAATAGAGCATATGCTTTTAATCAAGATATTTCTATGTGGAATATTAATTCTCTAACAAATGCTGTGGATATGCTAACATCCACTTCTTTTAGTACTGAAAATTATGATAAACTTCTAATTGCTTGGAATAATCAAACTCATCTTGATGATGTTCCTTTGGGTGTAGGAACAACAAAATATAGTTCTGCTGCAGCTGCTGCAAGAGCCTCATTAGTTGCTGATGGTTGGATAATTACGGATGGTGGATTAGTTTAAAATTAAAGGAAAAATATGAAAAAAATAATAATTATAATGTCGTTAATGATTTTAACAGGATGTAAATCGTCAAAAGATATGAGCAAGGTATATCCTCACTGCTTGAAATATCAACCAACTCCTAGTATTACTTACGAGGAATATATCAAAGATAATCGTAAATATTTATGGAAACATAAGGGTAAATGGGGTGTAATTGCTTGGATGCAGTTTATTAATATTGACTACCCCACTAAGGAATGGGTATACCTTGAAGAGTTAAAGAATAGAAAGTTAATTAGTGACTATGATTATAACTGGATTAAAACAAATGGTATGAAATATATGCCTAGGAAAAAGAAATGAAAAAAATTATTTTATCAATACTTTTAATGATGACAATGTTCGGATGTATGAATGGAGTTGTATCGCAATCATATCACGAAGTACTTGCCCAAAAAGCAGCACTCGAGGACGAATATCCTGGTGCACAAGTTCAAATTGTGTTATTAAAAAGGGATAGTCGTATCGATGAATCTTTTGGTGTTCGTTATCATACACAAGCACGTGTTAAACTAGATGGTAAGTGGTTTTATCTGAGTAATATTCAAAGATATTATCATTTATTTAATGGACCTAAAAGAGATTTTAAAGTATTCAAAATAGAATATGATAACATGAAATAAATAAAAATTATAAATAATACTAATAAGGAAACATAATAAAAATGCAAGAAGTCAAGAAAGAAGACAAATATTTAATAATTTCTAATGGTAGAGATTTAGTAGTAAATATTCATAATATCGAAAAGACAGTTACATCAAGTGGACAGACTTTTATGTTGATTGGTGATAGTTGGGAAGAAGTTTGTGATCTATTTTACAGTGAATATACTATTGGAAACGAAGATGAAATAGTTGGTGAACCTTATGAAATATTATGGCATATTAATTATGATACTGAAGAGGAAGCACAGCAAGTATGTGATTTAATAATGTCAATATCAGACAAAATAAAATTGAAGCCAATACAACATCCAGTTAGTGGTTATTGGGCTACACCTTATCAAGTATTGGTTTTTAATTCAATACCTGATGGAGATATTAAAAATATGCTATTACAGAAACTACAAGATAGTGAACAAAATAAAAGAACTAGAGCTGAGATGGAAGCTAATGGTTGGTTTTAAAAGGAGTTTTAAATTATGGGCAAATTAAGAGGTTTAATAGATATAAGTACAGGAGTTGAACTCGATGATGCTAATTCATTAACTTTATCGAGTTTTGAAACAGTAAATAGCAATATTGTATCGTCAAATGCTACATATAATTACACAAGTGGTGTTCTTACAAGTGTTGTATATGCTGACGGTATTACAAAGACTTTGAATTATACAAGCGGTAATTTGACAAGTATTGTACTTAGTGGTGCTACCCCTGACGGAATAGATTTAACGAAGACATATACATATACTAGCGGAAATATCACTGGTATAGTATATTCATAAGGAAAAACAAAATGGCTGATTTAACATTAGAAGAAACAATGAGATTGAAAGCAGTATACTTAGAAATATTCAACAAATTAAGTATGCTTAATAATGAGTATCTCGATGAGGTAATACTGGGATTAGAAGAATACTCAATATCACTTGATGACAAAATAGAAGGAGCAAGCTAATGGCTATTGTAATCACAAAAAAAGACGGTAACTATAGTGATGCTGATATTTGCGGTGGAATATCAACTGGTACACCATCATTACATGTAAGTAATTATACATCTATTAGTAACTCTAATTATGGTTCATTCTACACACCTACATTCACAGCACCCAGTACATCTAATAGGTGTCTTGGGGTAGCTCTGTATTTAACAGCAACAGCCACTACACGAAACAGTGGACTGGCTGTAATGTTACAAGAATATGATGGTGCTACTTGGAATGACGTAGGAACAGAAGCAACGTGGACACACGAACAGTTAGTATCTTCGTCGGATGAACATTTCTGGCTGTATATGGAAGGTATAAATTACGATTATACTACAACTACAGCAGATTATTATAGATTTTCTGTCAAAAGAATCAACGCCACTCACAGCGTAGGTCAAGACACTAGTGGAGGAATCGCTCAGATAGTTGTTGACGATAGAGATGTTGCAATTACAAGCTCTGACCAGTTATATAATTTCCATCACTTAACTATTGATGCTGATATTACATTAGCAGGTATTGCTACAGTAAACAGTCCTAGGTCACAAGACCAAGGGCTATTGCATTCTTTACAGAATAGCGGAACATTAGATTTCCCAAGTACAGCATCAAGAACAGTTACAATGTCAGGATTCCTTTATAATGTTAACGAGGGTAGAATATGGGTGGGGAGTGAAGCGAATCCACTTGCTGACGGAAATACTGTTACATTTAATTTTACAAATACTACAGATGAATATGGAGGATTATATGCTCTTCGTAGACAGACAGTTAGATTGTGGGGTTTAAATGCCCATGATAACGATGATATACAAGAATCTATTATTATCAGTGGTGTAGGCACTACAGCAAGTCCATTGGTTATTACAGATGCGTCAGATAATTGGGATGTTAATGATCCAATAGTAATTGAGTCCCACAATAATAACGAATCAGCACTAAAGTATATCAGAACGATTAATAGTTCAACTTCATTTACATTATCGGATACAGTAGGTGGTATTGAGAGTGGGTTAAGTGGTACAGATTATTCTGATATTAATGGCGAGACTTGTCTTGCGATTAATTGCTCTAAAAACATTAAGTTCCAAGGCGCTACTAATTATTTTCACTGTTATTTTTACAATGATAATAACAGCGGTAATAGTGCTTTACAGGGTGTTGAAATAATAGATAATCATATGGATGGTAGAAGTGACTCAGCGGTATATTTTTTATCAAGCAAAGACTCAATATATACTAACGGTCTTTTTATTAATAAATCCTGGGAAGAAGCAGTATATTTCAATTGTACGGGATGTACATTTGATAATATTGTAGGATATAATCTCAATAGTAGTGACCAAACGGGGTCTTATGGTATGTCATTAAATGGTACAACAGCTTGTACTTTCAATAATATGAGAATAGTTTTCTCCAATGCATATTTCATGAGGGTCATAACAACCAATAAATGTATATTCAATAACTTACGTTGTAGTGACCAACCACATAGTAGTTATTATGGTATTGCTCTTCAAAATGCTCATGGAAACAGGTTCAATGGTGGTCAAATATCTGCTGTTGACGGACGTTTATGGTACGTGCAAGGGGATTCGCTTGATAACGTTATAACAGGTATGGATATGATATTATCAGGCATAGGCGATACTGAAAATTTGATTCGTATATCTACAACATATTTAGCCGAGTTTTCTTACATTAATTGTAATATCCTACCTGCTATTATCGCAGATAAAGATGCTATATTTTATGATGTGTCTTTAGAAACTTCTGCACTAGATACACGTATAGGATTCCAATATACAAATGGTGCTGAGAATGTAATAAATTATCTACCTAGTGGAACTATTGAAAAGACAGGGAAAAACTCCATTGGTGCAGATTTATCTGACAATACAGAAAGTCCAACAAATAAGAATTGTGTTAAGTTCACACCTAATGCTGGAATGTCTTTATACTGGGATTTCCAAGTCCCTGAAAAAGCTGGTGGAGATGTCTACCTTTATGGTCAATGGTTACACACATCAGCACATGCAGATTCGTTTATGAAAGGAGAACTGAAACTGTTTGGCGATGTAGACCCAATAGATAATATTGAAGTTTTTGGACCTATCCCTTCATGGACTTCAGGTGCTTTAAAAGCTACGACTACAAAAACATATAACTCCAGAGCGGGTGTGAGAATGCAAATATATTCAGAGGATGGGTTAAGTAGTGTGTATATGTCTGATATCAACGCAGGAACAAACATGATGACAGACTTCAGTTGTTGGGATAATGCAATGCCATCTATGCTGATGCTAGAAATGGCAAACTGGAGTCCAAATGCGGTGTGGGATGTATTGGCGACACTCACATACTCTGATAATAGCTTTGGTAGCTTGGTACAGTCACAAGTATTTGATAATGGAATATACTTAGATGTATCCTCATCTTATAGTGGTACAGGTAACCTTAATGGTGGACGCCATAGACCTGTTAATAATCTAGAGGATGCTCTAGCCATTTGTGTTGCAAATAATAGAAGTTTAATCCATCTAGCTGGAACATTAACACTTGATAGAAATGTCAGTGGTTATGAGTTTAAATCTTGGAGAAATGGAAAGGTCGATTTAAACGGACAGTTGTGTATGGCCACTAGATTCACAGAATTAAAAGTTTATGGCGCAAACAATGGATTAGGTCTATACTTTAATTGTCGTATTGTGAATATAACCAATCTATATGGTGTAATGAATGACTGTAAGTTTATGTCTACCACGAATATAACACTAAACGGTACAAATGAATTAATGTTATATAACTGTAAATCTCAACTTGATACTGATATTGTATTTGATTTCGCTGCAGCAGGAAGCCATTTACATACTTATAACTTCGGAGGATTATTGAAGTTTATTAATAGTACTAGTGTGACATCAAGCGCATTAACCCACTTCGATGGTGGGATGCTGGATATAGATTCTAGTTGTACAGCAGGAGTGTTTATGCCTACTGGTAATGTTGAATTAACTCATATTCAAACAGGAACAGAATCAGTTATACTTGATGGGAAATTATCAACACAACTAGCAACAAATAATATGATATTAATTTAAAAAGGACATTAAATAATGGGTAAATTAAGAGGTTTAATAGATATAAGTACAGGAGTTGAACTCGATGATGCTAGAACTTTATCTTTATGGGAAAAGGCAGGTGATACTTTAACTCCTTCTACTAGTGGGGATAATGTTCAACTAGGTGGGTCATTTACTAGTAAAAATATTAATACTAGAGGATTTAATAGATTAAACCCAAATACTAAAGGGGAAGTATCAGCAGTTGCGAGTACTCAAACGTTCTCACATTCAGTTAAAGGTGGAGAATTGGAATTTTATTTCTGGGCTGGTGGTATAAAATACTCAAAAACAACCACTCAATCAATAACATTTACAAACACTACAGGCACATACTATTTTTACTATGATACTTCTGGGGTACTACAATTTATTGAAAATTCCGCAATGACTGAGGATATTTTCCTTGTATCTGCAATTTGTGGATTAGTATACTATAACAAAGAAGAAGGAACTGTATGGCTAGCTAAAGATGAGTTTCATGGTATCATTATGGACTCTGCAGATCACCTTTTAACTCACATGACTTTAAAGTTTAGAAATTCACACGGTGGTGATATAACAGGATTAGCTGATGGTTCTACTACATTTACTAATATTAGTACTGGAGTATATCATGATGAAGATATTATCAAAGCTACACCAACAAGCACAGCATTAAAATTCATGTATCGTGATGGGACAACTGGTGGCTGGAAATTGCATAGTAACACAGCAGATAACGCTATTGCACTAATGAACGGATCAAACGCCGTGTGGAATGAGTGGAATGGTTCTATTTGGAAATTGACAGATTGTGCATCTTCTACAGACTTTGTTATAGGTTATATATTAGAAACAAATTTAGATGGTGAACCAGGACGAGTTAAAGTTGTAGGGCAGCATGCTTACCCTAATAGAAACACTGCTAGAAATGCTTTATTTAAGAATGTTGATACATTATATCTTGAAGGCTTATCATCTTCCGAGTGTCAATTTCAATTCGCGTATATCTACAAAAGAAATGGAACTCTTGAGGATGACGGTAATACAGAAGTTTATGTAGATTTAAGGAAATATCAATCTAGTGGTTCGTCATCTTCAAGTGTGTCACATAATGGTTTAGCAGGATTAAATACTGGAGATTATCAACACTTGACACTGAGTGAATTTAACAGGTTCCAAAATTTAGCTGGTGTATATGCTTATCTAAATACTGCAACAACTACAACATGTAAAATTAATAATAATTGGTACCCTATTGCTGGAAGTTTTACTAACGATCTTACTAATTTCAGTTTTGTGACTGATAGGATACGATACGATGGAACTTTAACAGAAAAATTTGAGATAGATTATCATGCACTAGTTAAAAGTGATTCTAATGGTACTACTCCTCACATTTGTATTTCTAAATGTTCGACTAATAGTACACCTGTCTCTATAACCGCAATGTCTAGTGGAACTAACACAACGATAACAAGTACTGGTCATGGTTTATCAAACGATGATTGTGTTGAAATTGTAGGTACAACTAATTATAATGGATTATTCACTGTTAGTGGAGTCACAACAGACACTTTTGATATTAATGCAGCATATGTTGCTAATGATGCTACAGGTACATGGACAGAATGTGAAATATTAGCAACACAAAAAATGGGAATATATTGTAAAACTGCAGGAGAAGCATTTGGTATAAGTGGTACAAATGTATTAGAACTTGAAACAAACGATACTATACAAATTGTATTACAAGTAGATAAAACGAATGAAGATATTATAGTAAGTCATTTCACGACAACGATTGCTAGATTTTTAAGATAAAGGAATTTTGAAATGAGAATATTTAATAGAAACAAGAGAATAAATACCAATTAAAAAAAAATATAAAAGGTTTTATATGGAAGATAATAAAATAGATGAAATTGGCACAACAAATAAATAATATGATACTAGCATAATTAAAAATTATAAATAACTAAAAAGGTTAATAACATGGCTAAAAATGAATGTAATAAAGATATTGTGGTTGAACACACAAAAATACTTGCATGTATTCCACAAATACAAAAAGACTTAAGTCTTATACGAAAAAAATTGATTGACGGTAACGGTTCCCCGGGTTTACTGACCAAACATGAAATTTTAGAAACTCAATATGATAATCATATAAATGATCATGACGATTATTCAAAAAACAGAAAATGGTTTATAGGTTTAGCAATATCTGTTTTTATAAGTTTAGCGACCACTTGTATTACATTATATTATTCAATGAATAACAATACAGTTGATACTCGTGTTGAACAACTTCAAAAAATCATCTTACATAAACAAGATTATGAACTATATCAAAGAAAATAGTACATTTTATCATGGTGATTTAGAAATAATACAATTAGGTGGTCCTGTCGAATGGGAAAAGAATTTCAATGGTAAACCTAATTGGAAACTAAATCAAGAAGAACTATCATATTATATAAGTAAGAAAACTAAGAAAGCATTACATATTCCCAAAAATATTTGTGTTAAAATTGTAATTAAAAAAGGTTTTGTAACCGATGGTGGTAGTTTTAAAAATATGATAGTTCCAGTTATTAACGCAACACCTACCGGAAAATTCTTTAGAGCATTCTTACTACATGACGCTCTTGTCAGAACAAATCATTTTACTTGGGAAGAAACAAATATAATACTTGATGATGCATTGGAATTGTTAGGAATGAAATGGAGTCCTAGACAACGAATTTATTACGCATTGAAGTTATTTGGTAGTTCTACTGAAGATTTAGAACTTCTAGAAAATGCTGAAAAATATGTAGAAATTGAAACTATGGAATTAGTTTTATAATCAGCTTGTTTATTTCTCTGCGTCTTTCTCCATTGATATAAGTCTATCGTAGTAATCAGGAAATTCCATCAAATGGTCCATTGCTATTTCTCTAGCAACATTTGTATCAGTAGTATGTTCAAACTCAATTTTAACCCCGATATTTATCTGCTTTTCGATATCTTCTACACCTACATTATGCTTATCAGCAATGTCTTGTGAGGTCATATCGTCAGCTTTGCCACCTTTTATGAGTTCTTCACATAATTTATTAAATTTAGTAGTCATATTATTGTCCTATATTATTTGTATATTAGTACGATCCGTACGTTCCCCATGGTCCATCATCTGTTATTGTCCATCCGTTTGCAACTAACGATGCTCTTGCTGTTGCTGGTGCTCCAGCACTATAATTAGTCAAATTATTTACATTAAGAGTAACATTCGGTTGTTCTGTTTGGGCTGCCCATCCGATTAATAATTTATCATAATTTTCTCTATCAATGTTACAAGGTCTAAGCATCTCTGCTGCATTAGTTAAAGAGGTGATATTAAGACCTCCCAAATCTTGTCTAAATGTAAAACACGCAGTAAACATATTTTCCATATTAGTAACATTTATCGTATTGAAATTTATCGGTTGGTTAAATGAAGTACAACTATAGAACATATTACTCATATCAATCACATTAACAGTATTGAAAGTAAGAGCTTGATTAAATTCATTACAATTATAAAACATACTCTCCATATCCTCAACACTGCTTGTGTCAAATGACAATGGTTGGTTAAATTCCCAACAAGTATGAAACATTCCTCCCATATCCTCAACACTACTTGTATCAAATGATAATGGTTGATTGAAAACATAACAGTTTCTAAACATTGCTGCCATATTTTCAACTTTTGCTGTATCAAATGACAATGATTGGTTAAATAATAAACAACTGTAGAACATATTACTCATATCAATTACATTACTTGTGTTTAGTGAACTAACTTGTTGATTAAATTTTGAACAACTGTTAAACATATAACTCATATTAGTAACACTGCTTGTGTCCCATTCGTCTGGATTAATATTTGTAAGTAATGAACAACCTCTAAACATATAACTTAAATCTCCACCGGCAATAGTAGGAGCATCAGTAGCAGATATGTTTAAATTAGCACATCCATAAAATGCAGCATTGTCTATAATTGTTAATGCTAAAAATTCAGATATATCTATAATTTTTTCAGCATCTCCACCGTTATTAAATCTAAATCCAGTAATTACACCATTCATTGTTACGTTGTAAGTACCTGGTGTTGAATAAGTATGAATTACTTCTGGTTGTGTATATGAAGTTATTGTATCTGAAGAACCGTCTCCCCATTCAACTACAAAGTTATATGTTCCTGTATTTGTCAACGGTAACATAATTTGGTTGTCATTAGATGATCCAGTATTGTTAGTTTTCCATGTTGAACTAAATCCAGGAACTGTAGGCGGTGGGACAGGAGGTGTTATATTGTACACATATTTATATGGATGCCCATCTGGTAATTTATATTCCAAATGCCATTTCCACGCAAGAGTTCCTTGAACTAATATTTTTTCGTGGTGTTCTAAAATTCTATTGAAAAATACTAATTCATGATAAATAAAACCACCACACCAAGAAGCAATTTCTGTTGAGTTGAGATACAATCTTCCATATACATTTTGTATAGGTGTTCCAGCAATTGTGATTTGATCTTCAAGAAAATTAATTTCCAGAGTAGCAGTGCCGGTTGCTATATTTTCAGAACTGTATGTAAGTAGAACTTTTCTATCTTCAGATCCATTATCAATTAAAGGAGATTCTCCCCAAATATAATCCTTTGAACTTTTCTGATATGTGTGCCATTCAGTACCTTCTAACATAACACTAAGACCTTGATTATACCATTGAAGTGAAAGTATTGTTTTCCAGACATCTTCAAATTCTGAAACAGTAACAACCACAAAGAAATTGATTTGTCTATCAGTGAAATCAAATCCTTTTCCTTTATTGTACATCCAGATATCTGGTGCCTCAGTTCTAACACCTATTTCATCATCAGGTTCTCCAACATAACAATTGTTTAAATCATTTATTGTTCCTTTATAGTAAGGTCTTCTTGATGCTACAGGTTGTATTAAATCATTTCTTGAATTACTTTTGTCTTTCCAAACCGCAAGTCTTTCATCTTCATCAAATTCCATGTACGATGAATCATTGCCGTCAAACCAACCAACCAACCCACTTATATTTGTGTAATCATATTGACCTATTTTCTTTACCATAAATCTTGTATTATCGCAAATGTTAAATCTTACATCTTCAGTATTACACAGTATTAATCTATTTTTGTTCATTGGTTGTTGCCTTTGTTTATGTTATTTATTACCAAGTCCAGCTCCATTCACCTTGACTTTGATCATCTTCCTTAAATTCTTCCAATGTAGGTGAATAGGTTCTAAAATATACTTTACTAGAATTAAATCTAAATAAAGTTAAATATCCAGGGTAATCACCATAATATTGATAGTTACTTAACAATTGATAAACAGTACTTCCATCAGCATGTGTTGATGTTTTTAATTTAGCTCCAACTGATGGTGAGCCATCATGTCCACTCATAACTAATTTAACATTATTATTAGGATACACAAGGGTTGTCCAAATATCACTACCATCATTCACATCAGCAGGAACTGTTCCTAAACCATATCCATTACTAGGAGCATGGTTATCATCACTTTCTAGAGGTTCTCCATTAATACCAATATACGCATGTGTAATAATAATGGCTGGAATTGTGCTATTAGCAGCAAGTATTCCATTAGCCCAAGTTAATACAGCACCTCTTGCTCCAAATTCTAATGATATAACAAGTAAATCATTTTCATTGATACTAACTATATGATATGTATTATCACTGTCTGTATTATAAGCACCTTCATAAGTAGCCATTCCTTGAAATACAGATAATGGGAAATAAGAATTAAATGTTGTGTTAGTTCTTACACCAGCAGCAAGATAATCATGATTTCCTGGTAATACTGAATATGGTATAGATGCTGTACCTAATTTAGTCATTTCAGTTCTTGCGAATACCCATTCAGATGAATCAGAACTATCTTGAACAACATCACCTTCATGACCTACAAATGCTAAGTTTAAACTAGATTTATTAGATACTAAATAATTTATTTGGTCTGTCATTACTTCTTCACTATAATGAACATATGATTGAGTATCAGGTAGGAACGCAATCGTCGCAGATGCATATTTTGCATACAGAGTAGTGTTTTCTCCTATAACTAAAGTACTACTAGCAGAATAATCAGTTCCAAATCCATCAGAACGAGTATTCCATCCTATGAAGGCATCTGTATTGTTTATTAGACCAGTCCCTGCAGCTATAGTTACATCACTCCCTCGATTATAATATGTTGTATCTGAAGGAACAGAACCTGCTGTATTTTCATTTCCGTTATATGTTATTCTGTATGTGTCAATATATGTAAATCTACGAAGAGGTCTAGCAAAATAATGTGTATCCTTACCTCTTGCATTTGAATAATTAGATCCAAAACTAAATCTAAAACTATTTCCTGCGTCTGATTCTGTAGAACTCCAATAACTAGTTGTTGTAGGAAAGTTTCCTACACCATGTGCATGCAATTCATCGTACATTATTTCAAGTTCATCTAACGAAGGTAAGAACCAATCATCAAATGTTCTTTCGACCCACTCATTACAAATTGAAGCTCCACTATTAGCAGAATCATAACCAGATTGTCCTAAAATCTTAGAAGTATTATCTAGACCTTCACCTACATCACTAGAAGTAGTACCTAATAAAGTTTCAACATCACTCCATTCATATTGCCCACCTGAAACTTGAGATGCTTCTAAATATTTCCACCCATCTGCTATATAATTTGGATTGATATAACAAATTAATCCACCAGCGGGACCTACATCTCTGAGTGCATACGTTGGTATTATTGGTGGTGGAGCTGGTTCATCGTTTTTACCAAGAATCGTGCTACCCTTGATCATTACTCTTCCATTATTAATCAATATTTTCATAAAATTTCCTTATTAAGAATTTTTTATTATTTCTCTTTTAATTGCATTTACATCGAACCCAACTTGTGCTAATGCTGCAATTGTTAATGGGTGAGTCATATCAAGCTCTGTAGTAGCCTGCCAACGTTCTTTAAACGTAGCATCAGTCATCAACGTATCAAATTTAGTACGCTCTGCTGTAAGTACATCCATCGCTTCTAATACTGCTAACTTAGATAATTTTGTCATATTAGATAATGCCAACGAATCATCAACCTCACTAATGTTAGTTTCTGATTCATCTCCTGTATATTCCATTGTAGCGAATAAAGGATTTAATCCTTTTACTTCACCTTCAATAAAATCTACTATCTCACCATCTGCTTTTTTGTATATTACTTTCATATTTTATTCCTTTAATATTAATTTCTTATTACTCCACCGAAGCTAGTGTTTTCGTCTGCTGTATCCCCACTCGGTTGTGAACCACTCTTACCTATCGTTGCGTTTGCACTTGCTGTAAGCCCATATTCTGAATTAACCGTGAGTGTGTCATTCCCTAATGAAGATACATTAGAATTGATATAAGCAGAAATTCCGTATTCACTGGAATCAGTATAACAAGCTCTTACCATTGCATTAGATAATGAAAAATAAAGACAATAACCATTTGCCTTACTGTTACACTCAAACCTGCACCCAGCTATAGCATGAAGATAACTAACATTCCTTACGTAAATACAACTTCTGTGGTCTACATCCGTTTTTGTTTTTATATGTAAGTTACGTACATAAATTGTAGATGTTATATTATACATTAAAATGGTATTAATATCTGTTGCTGAACTGTCTAGTATAACTGCTTGATCTGAATGCAAAGTAAGATGATCTTCAGATGTATTACCTCTTATCCATAAGACACCTCCTCGAAAACCCGAAAAGTCTAACTCTTCTGTTAATGTGTATGTACCATCAGCGAAATTAAAGATAAGATTATTACCACTTAGATTTCTCGGTTGTGAACGTATAGTTGCAAGTATATCAGCATTACTCATTGTGTTGGTTAAAGTAACTTGTTTTTCAGCATATAGTTTAGGTTCTACTTTTTCAACTATTTCCCAATTCTTTGAGGTGTTATTTGCTCTAAAAGTAGCATATTCGTTATCCATAAAGAAATAAATTTCTGCTATAGAATCGACAGTATCACTACCAGTAGTATCAATACGTAGCCAATTTATACCTGTTTTACCTATTCTATAAGTGTAACCATTGTTAGTAGTACTTATAGCAGGCATTGTATGTGTTTGAACTGCTGTTGAGCAATCAACCACTGTTGTTCCTGTTAATGTTATTTCACCATCTGATATTAAATTACTTATTTGTGACATAGTTGCAGCTGTGTGATTGTCTGTCTCCCCTAGTCCGTGTTCTTTTGTGTGTCCTGTACTCATATTATATTATCCTTTTTAATGTGTCAATTCTTTCTTGTTCTGCGTATGCCTCGGCTTCATAACTGCTGTCAAAAAATAATCTACCTAATGTTTTCAAAACCAAATAAACAAATATCCCATCTCGTTTACATTGCTCTCTATGTATCAACTCATGCGCAACTTCATCAATCATATCCCAATCATCATACCCCTTATTAAGGTATACTGTATTAGGTGTTAATAAAGTCCAAGACGCCATACCGAACCACATTGAAACTCGTTTAAATTCTATATCTTTAATGTTGAGATTATATTTTTTTGCTAAGTGTATCATGGTGTATAAAATGCTCCTGTTCCACCGTTGTATAATGCAGTTACTTCCGCCTGCGTTGCTCCGTGTCCTTTGTTTATTAGGACTTCGTCTATTTGTCCGTTGAATAAATTACCAAATTGGTATGTGTAACCCAATTGTAAAAACGTATCGCTTCTCCCAAAACTAATTCCTGTGACATCTCTATCACTTGCTAGTTTTGTTCCGTTAACATAGCATGATGCTGTATTACCTATACGACTCCATACTATATTAACATAAGAGCCAACTGTAGGTGTGTATAACCAAGACAGAGACATAGTTCCATTGCGTAAATATCCAGCATGATATGATAAATTAAATTGACTATCAGTAGCACTCATCCCAATTAGCCCTGTATCATTAACGACTGAACCCCATTTTACCCAAATACCAACAGTCCAATCTCCTGTTCCCATATCCCAATCGCTACTAGCATCTGCTTTAAGATATTGACTACTGCCATTCAACGTAAACGCATTATTATGTTTTCCGCTTGTGAAAGTTACAGAGTTATTATTAGTAAGCGTGTGACTACCCTTAGAATCTGTCAAATCTTCTGCTTTCCAATACGCAACCATACCAGCTTCAAGAGCTGATAATGTTGAGCTGTTTGCTGTCCAATTGCCTATTTTTTTATGGATAATTGTGCCGTTATGTATATTAAATTTATATGTATTAAGTTTAAGTTTCATTTATCTTTTTGTTAACTCCACAGTATAAATATCAGAACCGTTGGTTATGATTAATTCTACAACAGTTGCTGATTTGTGATATGCATATAAACTATCTTCTCCTGTAGGAGCTGTAGGTTCTGTTGTGTATATATCTAAACCTAACATCGAACCACCAGCAGGAGCATCTTCTATTGTAACTCCTGAGAATTCTATTGCGTCTTCTGCTGCATTAACTTTGACAAGTTCATTCCCTTTCCCAACATATCCAGAAGGAGTATCTGCACAATCTATAAATGTTTGAGCACCAGGATCACTCCATCCAACATCATATTCTCCACTTGAAGCTTTAGTTACTACTTGTCCTACTGTTCCACCTGTAGGAATTTTAACAATATCTTGAAAAGTTATTGACCCACCATTAGTACCTTCATTAATCAGATTACACCACTTATCGGCTATTGTAGAACCAATTCCGCTGATTGATATATGACCATTGTAGATTACCCTAGCTATTTTAATTTTATTTGGATATGTATCATTTTCAAGTATTCCTATATCCCTCATTCTTGAAGTTTGTGTTCCATCCTGTGCTATACAATAAACATCAGCAGCTGCACTTTCAATATTAAGTCTGAATGCAGTATCAGAAACAGTACAAATATTGTTAGTATAGATACAATAATGCAAATTGCCGTTATAATTACCAGAGAAAAAACATTCTCTAATAATACATCTTGCACCTTGGACATTAACACATCCACCAGTTCCTGGATGATTTTTTGTAAAATTAATATATTCTAAACAGCAATCATTTCCAGTCGTTATTGTACCACCAATTTTAGAAGTAATACCAACACCTGCAAGAGTTATATTGTTAGGTAATGTAATATTAGCATAACTTATACCAGCCGCTGTTATAATTTTCCAAGCTTGTGAATTTGTAGGGTCATTACCACCAGTTGGAGAATTTATCCACACTAATGCATTTGCTACAGTATCAATAGGATCATCAATTGATCCTCCTCCACCAGGAGTAACACTGTAATCTACAAATACGTTATGTAAAGATTGTTTTGAACCAAATTCCCAAGTAGCACTATTAGCTCTAACTGTTGTATATGTTCCGTCCCATTTTCCACTATTACTGTTTACATTTGAGTAAACACTTTCTAAATCTGCAATATCACCACTAACTATAACAGTTTCATCATTAAAATAAAGTCTGTTGTTCTGTGTAGATAATTTGTTAATATCTAAAAATAAACTACCACTTGTGAAATATCCTTCTTGCCATGGATTACCAGATGTTCCTAAAGTTAATCCTGTATTTTTAGGAATTAGACTTCCGATAATATCACTTGATCCGGTAAGTGGTATATATGCTCCACCTCCTCCTGTTCCACCTGTTATATTATCAACAGCAGCTGATAGAGAATTTAAACTTTTATCAATTCCGTCTAAGTGTCCAGATAATTTTTCATTTGTTTGAGTATATCCAACACCTGGTACAAAATCCAGCTCAATCATATCACCATTAAACCATTCCGCACCAGATAATAAACCAACTGCATCATCAACATATCCTTGTGTTGGTATTTTATCGTTATTGGATGAACCTATTGTAACCCCAGTAAGTGTTTGTGTATTTAGTACAAGTCCACTATTCGCAAATATCTTATCGTTGTATATATGAGCAAGTGCACTGTAATCAAATCTATATGTATCTTTCATACCAGCACCACTAGGAGCTTTAATTATAATATCCTGGGCAACCGAATCCGCATGAGGATTCCAAACAACTTCTTCATTTTCTCCATCGATATGAACCATATTTTTCCAATCAGAATAAATACTAATAACTTCATCATCAAATTCAATATATGCAGATTGTTCATTTTCGGAAAATATTTTAGAGGTTTCTATTTCATGTACATCTAATTTATCTCCACTAACTGAAGGACTAATTATTCCACCAGATGTTCTGCTCCAGTAACTTGATCCAGTTGCTGCAGCAACGTCGCTCCATTCAGTATCAAAATCACTACTTGATGCTTTAGACAATACTTGATTTATTGTTCCACCGCTAGGTACTTGTTTTATATTCGCGAATTCGTTTTGTAGATCAGTTTGGTTTGCTAATGTTCCTAGTATATCTCCCCAACTAACAGCACCTCCACCACCTCCAGCAGCGATAGGCACATTTTGTGTACTCACTCCATTATAGTATCTCCAAACATATCCAGATGTTCCGATACTTTGAAGCCATATGTCACCAGGTAATAATTCTGCTATTGCTGGATTAGTTTCAAAATGGTTTATATTAATAACACTACCATTTCCTGAAGGTCCAGGGATAAGTGTAGAACAAGAATCTATTATTTCCCCAGAACTGTTTGTTACTGGTATTGAATTAACATTTCCGTGTAGATATGGTAGTAAAAGTTTATTTGTAGATATTTTCGGTTGTATTGTTCCTGATGCTGCTCCAACACCGTGTTCCCAGACAATATCTGCAGATAATCCAGCAAGTGTTGCTATATCTGTTGCATTGCCCTTCAATTCATTCCCTATGCCGTCTAGATTTGCAGAAAGAGTTTGACCTGTAGTTGTATATCCATCTGGATTATAAATGACTGAGCGGCCGTCTAGAGAAGTTGATTGAATTGTTTTAATTTCGCCTAATTCTTTTGATATACCATCTAAGTTACCAGAAACTGTTGAATCTGTTTCATCATATTCTGTTGGAGAATATGCTATACTTAAACTATCCCCAGGTGGGTTAGGTTCAATTTGTAAATCGTTTAAAGCGTCTTTAATGCCAGATAAATGCCCAGAAACTGTAGTTGAAGCAGGAGTATAACCTTCAGTTGGATTGTAATTTATCTTTAAATTATCACCACTTACAGCGTTTTTATTCCAAAGGTCTTTTTCAGTTTGGGTTGTGTGCAGGATATAACCAGATGCTATCTGGTCATCTGTTATATGCACAATATTGTCTATTTCTATTCCCATTTTAATATCCTTTTTTTAATATTTATAGGAATAGAATAGACTAACTATGCAGTTTTTACTAAGTTGTTTCAGGAACCCCTGAAACAACTTTCCAATTTTGTGTTTGGACAATATAATTATCACCAGAATAACTCTTACCAGATTTTCTATTAATAAGTCTTGCGTCTTTATTTTCAACCCATTTCTTCTTATATAGAACATCTCCCACCAATTTAAAACTTATACCATCTTCTTCAAAATATTTTGTCTTAATTTTTTCTTCTTGGACTGGCGGTACCCATTTTTTATCAGGGAAAGGGTTTGTACCTTTTATTGCAGCAGGCGCACCATTATCTGATTTATGTGGAATTGTAATAGGTGCTTGTGCAGGTTTGTCGTCTGGTATTTGAGACAACAACACAGCCATAGGGTCACTATTAAATTTTTTAACTGCGTTCGATGGTATTTTTTTATGTCCAGGAACTACTTCAACATAATCTTCTCCTGCAGATTCTAATCTTGTGAAAATTTCTTGTATATTGGAACCAGAAGTAAATGATGGTCCTTTATCGTCGTATAATATTGTAAAATCCATTTTTTTTTCCTTATTTCGGTATGACAACAATCCCGTTAGCCATGATATTATTCCCATATTTCAACTCCATTTTAGAAAAATCTCCATAAACATTTAATCTTTCCTTTGATATGATTTTGGCGACTCTACCTTCACTGCTTAAAAGAACATCAGTAGCACCTAAATTACCTGCTGAAATATATCCTTTATTTGTAGTGTAGACTTTGTTGTATGGATCGACTAAAAGTGTGACATCTTTTTCGTAGTAATTGTCTCTATATCTTAATTCAATTACTTGTTGCGAATCGTAAAATACGTCAACTGATCTAAAAGGTACATAACTGAACTTTGGTACAATTACTCTATACTTTCCGGTTTGTTCAATCTTCGGATAAACAGACAATGCTTGAAAATTGTGCATCTCCTTTCCGATTTCTGCAGCACTTGCTGTCATGAATCCTTTTTCTCTGTGACTAACTTCGATTAGTGTGTTGTTGAAAAACATTTTTTCAATCTCCTATATTATTATGTTGTTGTGACGTAACTTTGCTTCTATATCATTCAATATAAAATCTGGGAAATAATTATTTCTTTCATAGACAATATTTCCATCTTCAATTATATTGTACCCTTTTTCATTAAAACAATCAACACCTAGAATACGTTTGAGATAAAATTTTAAATCAAAACTATCTATTTCGTGGGTTGAAATGAATGAACATTTCTTAAACTCTTTTTCAATCCTCTTAAATTCTTTATCAAAAAAACAATTCATTGCAGAAGGTTCAAGCCATACAGAGTCATCTGTTATTTTATATTTGACAGATTTCCAGGAATCACCTAAGGAATTTCTCCAATTATTTTCTACATCACATGTATGTATGATAATTGTTTTTTTCCCAAAAAATAAATTGTTTTTCAACATTGAGTTCATATAGAACTGAAGTTGTTTTTTATTACTTGAACTTAAATTTATGAAATACTTTCCTTTAGCATTTTCAGGGACATCACTCCCATTTAAAAAATTCAATAATGCTTGTCCAACTAAATCAATATAATTAATCAGTACTATATTCTTCAAAAGTTTTGTCTCCTAGCATATTCTGCCATTAAAATTGCATCCCCATCTTTCTGTTTGGTAATAACATCTTTAAGATGAGGGAATAAACGATTACTTATATTTGCGGAAGCGACTTTTAATTCTTTTCCTTTAAATCCTGTGCCTAATAAAGCAGTTTGCCATTTTTTACTGTCTGCGTATTCAAATGGAATGCCTAATTTCTCAATAACAATCAGAGTTGCTTCAAGTGCTCGAACAGCTGATATAGTTGCTTTAAATCTACCCGGATTAACAAGAGGACGCTCAATCAATATAAAGCTATCCTCTTTGTATGGTTCAAGAAGAGATTCTAACTCTTGAATATTAATTCTTGTGATATTACCTTTTTTCTTTGTATAATTTTGTTGTGAAAATGTGGGTGTTTGGAATAACGCTGGTAAAAATCCAGGTTCGTCAGAGACAATTCCTATCGCTCCACTTACCCCATTATCTAATCCGATGTAAAATTTATGTGCCATATATTCCTTTGTTACTCGTGAAATAAGATAAATAAAAACATAATCAATAACATTATATTAAAACTGAAAAATCCTAGAGAACATCCTATAGCAATACAGATCAAAAATAACATTTATAAGTACCTCAAAGATTTGTTAATTTATCTTCTACTGTCGCATTAAATTGCGACAAAACATCTTCACTTATTTCTGTCGGTATAAATTTGAAATCTATGAGCTGAGTGTTCATAGCAAATTTAGTTTTAGCATCTGTGTTTTCAACAAATAACTTTTCCAACAGTTCAATATTATTTATATACTTTAGTGCCCTCTTAGGCCCCACTCCAGGAATTATTGGAGGAATTTCATCAGAAGAATCACCCATTATTGATTTGTGTATAAGAAAAAGTTCTGGTGTCCATTCAATTTGTTCTTTGAATTTCTTTTTATCCATTACTGATTGGTAAGTTTTCTTTTCACCTTTGAGAGTTATTATAGTTGCTTTATCAGAAAGTTGTGTAATATCTCCATCAGATGTAATGATGATAGTATCTTTACAAATATTGTGATCATAAACATGGTTTGCTAAAACAGCAATAATATCATCACCTTCTGCTACAGGATTTGAGAATACTCTGCACCCATATTTTTCTTGATATTCTGGTATAATATTGTTTATTGTGTAATTGAAAATATTATTCCAAGAAAATTTTCTTTTCTTGCCTGCTTTTCTTTTGATTTTATATTCAGGAAAAATATCATTTCTCCAGATTTTCTTTTTTGAACAATCAAGACAGAAAACCAACTCGCCTCTATCAAAAAATACAACGTCGTTTTGCACAGCGTTGTAAATTTTTGTTAGAAATCTTTTTTTGTACATTGCTTTAAATTCAGGATCTGACATTGGGTCAAAAGACCCATCATCAGGAATATGCTTGGTACCAAATTCTCTTTTATACCACTCCCAAACACCAAATCCATGAAAATAAACAAGATATGAAGTATCTACTAATATCATTTTTTACCACCAACCTGTTGTATCATATGTATCAGCAGAAACATTAGGAGTAAATCCATAACTTTCCTGGTCCGCGTACAAAATTTCTAAAATCTCTTCTGCTTTTTCATCATTAACTTCAAATTTTTCATCATCGATTGTTACTTTAACAGTGTTTTCTTTTTCCCATACAAATTCAAAATATTCTCTTGTATCTGTTTCCCCTAATTCAAGTTCTTCAAGTGATGGGATATACCCAAAATCCACAACACCAAAACAACAGGGATGACAATCCCATATTTTTGTAATCTTCTCAAAAGTAGATTTATTGTCATAAAACTTACGATTGTCATCAAGAAAGTCCCATCCTGAGTACTTACTATAATATGTTTCACCAGTAGGGGGTATTTGCTCCTGGGCAAAATAGCTTACTACCAGCATTCCCTTACTACAGTGAAATCCAAAGCGCTTCAACTTTGATTTTGTATTTGTATTTGTTGTGTTTTTTATTACTTTCCCATACAGATTACCTAATTTAATAATCTGGCCTACTTTTAAAATTGTTTCGATATTATCATTCGGCATTTTTTTTTTTCTCCTTTTTGATTTATTATACTATTAAAGACTAGTTATATTTAACGGTGAGCCTTTTTTTGCAGGTTTTATTAATTTTTTTGCACCTTCAACAACCTTTTTGATAATTGAAGAAGATATTTTACCTTTGTTGTTTAGTTTAATAACAGCTTTCCGCTTCAGACCTTTTATAAGTGCCTCTGAGTCATCTTTTGTCTGTACCTCAATAGTTATCACACCTGATTTACCTTTTAGCTCTAGATGTCTGCTATAAGATGTTGTTTTATTGAGTCTTTTATCTTTGAGTTTGATTGGAATATTTTCATTTTTGACTTGAACAATAATTCTATCTATTGCAGCATCAATAAGTGGTAATGGTGAAGAACCGTCAACACTTAACAATTTAGTTTCTTTTAATTTACCGGAAGTTTTAACTTTAAAAACTCTATCAATTCTTTCCCAAAGAACATTCATCCATCCATAGTCTGTGTAAACTTCAACACCTTTTGATAAAACTTTCGTTACTTTTCCAATAATGGGTTTGTCAGCAGATACACCATAATAAAATTTGATGAAATCTTCAGGGCGTAGTTGTTCTTTGTTAGCATTAAATTTAACGCTTTTGTGTTTTGCTTTTACAAAACCTATCAAACTAATTTTTTTAGCCATAATGCAAAAATCCTCTTTTGTTAAAATACATTTATAATCAAAATATACTAAACAAAAGAGGATTTTTAAACCAGGTTTCTAAATTAAATTAATATTGTCAAATTGACTACAGTAATCTAACTCAGGTTTATGAATTACTGCCCACATACTTTTAATTTTTGAGACGGTGTTTTTATCTTCTTCTTCGTATACAACTACAGGGGAAGGAGGTGTTAAACGACAGAAAGATGTTCTTTCTTGAAAATGAGAGCAATTTTTGCAGCACTTCTTATTCATTTATTCACCTGATGTACGTTTTTTCATTGTTTCTTCAGGATCTTCATCAGTTGCATCAACCGCATCATCAGGAACTACAGCAATTTCTCCACCTTCCTGATTTTTAACTGGGTCAGGATTATTTAAGAAACGAGTGTAACAATATGGACATTTACCATATCTGCCAGGATATTTAGGCACCATTGTACCGCATTTAGGGCAAGTCCCTTTTAATTTTCCACCTCTCATATAAGCATTTAAAACACCTTTCGACAGTATAACTTCACATAAATTTTTAAATTTGTTCATTGAATAATTCCTTTTAAACTTTATATTATTTATACTAAAAGCTGTTCGTCTACTGGATTGGAAGCGGTAGTGTTCGTACCAAGAAGCATTGATTGTTTTTCCGCTTGTTGCATAAGTTTTTGTAATTCACATTCTGACAATGTTTCTGTTTTAACTACTTGACCATCCACCAAAAATTCTTTTGTTTCTGCTATATAAATTATTTTTTTCATTTGTTAAATTCCTTTTTAACAACATCACAGTACCAATCTTCTATTTGTTTGGCAGTGCAATAATCTTCGCCATTCTTGTCAATCAATTTGTAATCGTAAACAACCCCTTCGACATCGAAGGGGCCCTTTACAAATTTTGTACCGTGTTGGTCGACGAATGCTTGGCAATCTAATTCTTTATATTCTCTTGCATTCATATTTTTTTAACCTTATTTCTTACCTTCAGTAATACTTTCTTTACGATACTCGGTTACCATTTTTTTGATATCACCGATTGCTTTACGTGCTCTTCCACCAGCAGCTTTATTTCCACCAGCAGCTTTTTCATGATTGATTACAAAATCTACCCATAACTCAGTCATTTTTTCATACAATACTTGGCTTAAATTTTCATTACCCATACTTAAATTTCCTTTTTGTTGTTAGAAATATTTATATGGATTTAAGAAGCAGAAGTGCTTTAACACCACTATAAATGTGTTTTTTTAGGAAGTTTTTTTCATTGAAAGGATTTTGTTTATGTTTGATCACATATTCATTCACATCTTTTTCTTGAATATCTCTAGGCCAAATAAAAATTTTTGCATTCACATCTTTTTTAGCAAGTCTACAGGATTTTTCCATTGACGTTTTGTCTGTCCATTGGTTATCAAACATATACACATATTCACATAACTTAGAATTTATAATATTTAATTGATTTTCTGTAGGAGTTAAACCACCTACTGCTACACCGTTTTTAACCCATACAGAGTCAAATGCGCCTTCCAACCCAAATATATATGGAAAACTTTCATCAATATTTTCAATACCAAACACAGGTTTGTCTACATTAAACGGGAATAAATATTTTGGATCCTGATTTTTATATATAGCTCTCAATTGATATGATTTTAATTTTCCCTTAAATGACCAAGGAATAACTAATCGTTTTTTTCTTTTATCGTAATAAAATGTCCAATTTTTTGGGGCATGTGGAGCATCTAAAACTTGTCGAAAGTCAATATATTTCTGGATTTTGTCATCAATAGGAATCCATGAATCTAAAAGTTCAACTTTCTGTTTTGGTAATTCTTTTATTTTTTCTTTAGGTCTTATCTTCTTTGTTGTTTTGCCGAAAGATTTAAGATATTCTAATTTAATTTCTGAGATTGATTGATTGCAAATTAACGACAAAATTTTAAGAATAGGTAAACCTTGCTCAGACGCAGGACATCC